GCCTGCGCCGCGGCGCACTCGCTCGCAATCGCGTCGGCCTTGACCGTGACGCCATAGCCGGGATTCACCCGCCGCCAGGTCGCCTCGAGCGTCCAGTCTTCCTTCGGCTCGGCCTCGAAAATCACCGGGAGGTAGGTCTCGTCGGGGATCGTGCCGCTCTGCACTTGGCGGGCGTAGCCCCACTCTTCGTAGCAGATCGACTCGTCGTCGTCGCCGGCGGTGGTGATCATCAGGAGCACCGGCTGCCGGCGCTTCACCATACCGCGCTGGAGGATCTCGAAGAGCTCGCGGGTCCGCTGGGCGTGGAACTCGTCGAAGATGAGCCCGTGCACGTTGAACCCGTGCTTCGAGGGGGCGTCGGCCGAGAGCACACGGTAGGTCGAGCGGGTCGCCGGCACGGTGATGGCTCGCCTCAGGACCTCGGACCGCCCGGAGAGCTCCTCGTCACCCTCGACCATGATCTTCGCCGTGTCGAACACGATGCCCGCCTGGTCGCGATCGGCGGCGGCCGAGAAGATCTCGGCGCCCTCCTCGCCGTCGCAGAACGTCAGGTAGAGGCCGACGCCCGCGCCCAGTGGGGACTTCCCGGAGCCCTTGGGGACGGCGAGGAAGACCTTCCGGAAGCGCCGGAGTCCGTCCGCCGCCCGCTTCCAGCCGAAGAGGGGCCGGATAACGAGCAGGTCCTGGTAGGGGAGGAGCACGAACGGCTGGCCGGTGGGGAACTCCTCGCTCGGACCGAACTCTCCCTTGTGGTGCTTCAGGAACGTCGGGAAGAAGTCCGCGGCGAGCTGGGCCGCGTCCGGGTCGTAGTAGTAGCGGCCGTGGTGCGACTCCCAACGCCGGCGGGCGGCGACCCAGGACGCCTCGAGCTTCAGGGTGACGCCGGGGAAGAGATCCCAGGGCGCGAGGCCGTCACCCCACCAGCCGCGGCTGGTGGGACGCGGCGCGCGCGGTCGCGCGGCGGCGGGCCGGGCCCGCTTACGCTTTCTGCTGACCGCCGGGGATCCCAAAGAACCGCTTCCGCCTTTCGTCTGCCGGGTCCGCCCGCTTCGCCGCCTTCACGCCACTCCGGCGGGAGGGGGTTAGACCGATCTCCGCCGCGTGCTGCCGGTGCTGCGTGCGCAGCTTGTTGACGTGACCCTCCCACTCCATCCGCATCTCGTCGCGCAGGGCGCAGCCCGCCACGCGCTTGGTCCAGGCCTCGAGCTCGCCCGTCAGCTGGCAGTAGGTCTTGAAGACGGCCATGTCGCCGACCGTCAGAACGCCCTTCGCCACCAGCTCCGGTGCCAAGCGGTTCCACTCCGCGGCAGCCCTGCCCGTCAGGTCGGTCGGACAGGTTGTCTCGGCGACCGCGAGTTCTGGCTCATCGTGGTTGAGGGCGCGCTTCCCGGGGTTCCCTCGAGCGATCTTGAGGGCCGTGGGCTGCGGGGCAGGGCCTCGCTTACCCATTTCTGGTCACCCGCAGGTTTCGTCCAGGGCTTGGGAGGCAATTACCTGCGGCCGCGCGCGCGAAGCTGGCGCCGCGGTCAGACAATATGTCCCCTAGCTCTTTACCCACCCCCCCTATGGCGCGCCCGAACCCGCCGTCTCGCGTCGCGGTCTTCCGATCGTGACAGGGCTTACTCATCGCGCGCCAGTTCGTGCGGTCCCAGAAGAGCATCCGATCACCGCGGTGCGGGATGATGTGATCGACCGTCGTCGAACGCCTCGGCTTCTCCGCCTCCTGGCAATCCGCGCACTCGCAGAACGGATGCTCCTTCAAGAAGGCGCGTCGCGCCGCGTCCCAACGGGCGTCGTAGCCTCGCTTCGCTGCGGACGGCCGCGCCGCATCCTGGCGCTGCCGCCATTCCCGGCGATGCGGTGCGCAGAAGCCGTCCTTTGCAGACGTCAGCACTCGGCAACCCGCGCCGCGACAGGGGCGCTCCGTGGGCATCAGACGATGCTCCCGACCCGGCGCGCCTTGAGGCCAGGGCGTGGCAAGCACAGGCGGTCCGATGAGTGGGCTGGCAACCGGGGAACTTCGCCGCACTCGTCCATGACCGTGTCCAGTGGGCTGGGTTGATACCGCGTCCACCAAGAGCGAATGGCCTCCTCGGTGGCCCGCCACGTCTCCCGTGGACGGTGGGAGCACTGTCGCAGGCGGCGTACGCACTCTCTGGCGGCGACCTCAAGGACGACCACCCGAGCGTCGCATCGCTCCCGAAAGTCCTCCCGCTGCCTGCGCAACGGAGCGGCCCGGATGATGACCGTCGGTACATGTGCTCCAATGGCATGGTCAATCGCCGCTCGGAACGCTGTCTCGACCTGTGGGGCGACGACGCCGTCATAGGCCGCACGCGCGTGCAGCGGCAGTCGCGTGATGCGGGCGTAGAATTCATCCCAGTCGAGAACCGGCAGATCCATGGTGCCAGCCAGGGTCGTCTTTCCCGAGCACGGAGGCCCGCAGAGGACCGTCAGCGCGACGCTGCCCATCAGGCGAACTCCGGTTCCCATTGCGAGCGATGGGTGTCCATGAGTCCGTCGTAGAGCGGCAGGCGCGTCAGGGCGGTGACCGCATCGGCCTCCCGATTCACGTACAGCGACGCCACGAGCATCAGCAGCGCCTGCCGGATCATCTGCGGGATCGCCCCGCGCGAGGCGACGCCGGCGATATAGGTGATGGTGACGGCGTTCGGGACCGGTCGCGTGGGCGGCCAGAAGAGACCGTACACGGGCACGATGCGCGCCGCAGGCTGGGCGTGGGTGTCCACCGTATAGAGCGAGGGACTGACGGTCTGCGCCGCACCGTTCACATCGAGGTACGCCACACTCGAGACCGAGACCAAGGGCGGGCGCGGCAGGCGGATCTCCCAGCACGGGAACCGCGTCAGGTAGAGCACCCATGTCTGCGTGAGGAGCGCCTTCGACAACTGCTCCTCCATTGCCTCACGCGCCCCGACGATGAGACTCTGCAGGTAGGCATCGTCGCCCGGCACGTCCGGATCCATCTTCCCGTGATCCCGCACCTCGTCGATCGTCACGGGCTCGAAGGTCGGGTCCACCGTGCGCTGCAGCGCCCATTCGATCGGGAAGCGGCGGTAGTCCATCACCGGCCTGGGGTAGGTCATCGCGGCTCCACGCGGATGGTGAGGGCGCGGTCGTCGGTGCGACCCTGGCTCGTAACGATGCGGTTCCGGAGCGTGTAGACCTGGCCCTTCGTGCCGGCGGAGACGAAGATCGTCGCGATCGCACCCACCAGCGTGGCCTTCGCCGCCGAGGCGCCCGTCTGTGCGCCGCCGACCGTGAAGACGACCACGACGCCCGTCCCATCGTCCAGGGTGAAGTGGTCGGCGTCCGGCGCGGCGAGGACCTTCGCGGCGCCGACCACCGAGGGCGTTGAGGTTGTCCCCAGAATCGAGATGCTGTCGCCGGCGAGGAATCCATGCCCCACCGCGGCGAGTTGGTTGGGTCGCGTCCCGTCCGTGCCGATGAAGATGTTCGTGATCGACTTCAGCGGTGGCGTGCCGAGCGCCAAGGCCGTGCCGGCGCTGTCGCCGCCTTCGATCGCCCAGGCACTCGAGAGGATCGTCTCGCCGGCCGCCAAGTACGCGGTCCAGTCCTCGGAGTAAGTGAGGACGGCGTCTGGATCCTTGAGGTAGACGCTCACGCAACCACGCCCTTCGGAAGCGGGTTGAGCCACGCGAAGGCGCCGTACATCCTGGCAGCCTCGCGGTTGTATGCACGCGCCGCATCGATCTCGCCTGCGAATCGACCGATCAGGCGCTGGGGACCGGCGTCTCGGATGCGGGCGCGCCACGGCCTGAGACCGTGCCCATGGTTTCCATCGTAGCTCACGCCCTTATAGCGGGATGCGCGACCATAGGGCCGTGTGTTCCAGATGTTCTGCTGGTGGGTGCACGTGCGAAGATTTGCCTTGCGGTTGTCGAGCGAATCGCCATTGGCATGGTCGACTTCGTGGCCCGACGCTGGCTTCCCGATGATCGCGTGATGCATGAGAACCAGCGACGGCCCCGTTCCAGTCGCTGCGTATCGCTTTCCGCGGCTGCGGTGGAGGCGCCACCGCCGGTCGCGCAGGCGAGAAACGTCCTCGTCGTCAACGATGGTGCGGGCTCCGCCGAACAGCTCAATGACAGCCATCACCCTCCCGAATGCGCGCGGGGTCCGCCCCCACGCATGGGAGCGGACCCCGGAAGGTCCTCAACGTCTTTGACTCCACCGAATCTAAAGCCTCACGCCGCTGGCCGCAAAAGGCGCACGTACACCCGCTCGCCACATTGGGGACAGCAGCCCCCGACGTCGCCCGGGCGGGTCGCCTCGTCCGGACCCAGGGGTTGCGAGAGCAGCAGCCCCGGACCGTCCGTGACGTGCAGCGCCTCGCTCCGGCAGCGGGGGCAGGCCACGGTGACGATCTGCGTCACGCGACGGGGGGAAGCTGCCCCGTCCTGGCTCACGACGGCACCGGCAGGCTGAGCGACTTCCGGAGGGCGCGCGCCTCGGCGGTGAAGCGGATCAGCACGAGACCCGTCAGGCGCTCGACCTCATGCGTGCCGTTCTCGTCGTCCGGAATCATGTGGCCCCGCTCGTCGTGCGCGATGACGTCCACCCAGCCCTCGCTGTCATCCGCCTCGACCGCGTCGTCGACCCGCTCGCCATCGAGGAAGACGTAGCACCCATTGGCGCCTGGCTCCAGAACCTTGATCCTCACGCGACCTTCTTGTGCGGCTGCGGGGGCGCGATCCCGTTCAACTTCCAAAGGCGGTAGACCGTGTGGAAGGAGACGCCGGCGGCCGCGGCCACCCGGATGCCGCTCCAGTCGGGGTGCTCGCGGCTGAGCAGCAGGACGCGGTCCTTGATCGGATACGTCTTCCGCAGGCTGCGGTTCCCCAGATTGAAGCGGATCGCCGGCTTCGGACCGGTGCGCGGCGCCGGCGCCAGGACGGCCGGGTGCCGGCAGTCCCAGCACTGGTTCGGGGGATGACCCTTCTTCGCGTGCAGGAAGTCCTTGTGGCACCCCGTGCAGTTGCGGGTGTGCGCCTCGGTCCAGCGCCGCTTCGTGCAGTCGTCGCAGGCCTTGGCATGTGGGGCGATCGCGGCGCCACAACCACACCGCTTCGAGGGCTTCACCGCCGGCGCGGCGCAGTGACTGCAAAGGTGCTTCCGGAGGGCCACCGGCTCCTTCTTGCACTTCCGGCAGAGCCGCACCACGCGATGAGGCGTAAGGCGCGCGCGGAGCTGCGCCACCTCGCGCTGCAGCGCCTCCAGTTCCGGCCGACACTTCGGGCAGACCTCCACGCGCTGGCCGTTGCCGTCGGTGTCCTGGACCAGCTCCGTGCGGATCCCCCGATACAGGACACAGAGCCAGCAGATGGGCCGGACGTCGGGCGGTAAGTCGGCCTTCTTCATGCGCCGGGATTCTCCTCCCATGGCTCGCGCGGCTTGTCCTTCTGCGAATCCGTGATCTGGCGCGCGGAGGCGTAGCTCTGGGTGAGACCGACGGCCGCCATCATCGGCACGCCTTTCTCGAGCAGTTGGCGGAGATAGAGGGCGGCGACCTCCGCGTCCTCGATGATCTTCTCGGTCGGGATGCTCATGCGCCGGACCCGCGCATGGGATCGAGCCCCTCCCTGACGCACGCCAGGTTCGGCAGCAGCAACTTCTCTTGTGACTGCGCCAGTACATGCAGCTTTCCCCCACCGTCGAGGATGACGATCTTGCGGTCCGCGTCGAAGATGCCTTTCAGAGCCATCCCTATCGAATACATCGTCTCCTTGGACAGCCGCTGCTCGACCTCGACGACGATGATGTCCGTCGGACTGCATTCGATCCGGCGAACGTCCAGATCGTGCTCGGTGAGCCGCCAGAGAGCGCGGAGCCGCGCGACTAGGTTCATGCGACCGCCTTTCCGGATGGTGATGCTCTCAGGAGCTTGTTGCTGATGAAGAACTCGGAGTCCAGCTGGGTAGGCTGCACGTCGATGTGTTCCATCCAGAGCCGCTGCGCGGTGGCCTTCAGGTCCACGCCCGGGTAGCGCCGGCGCCAGACGGACTTCGGGGTCGTCTCGACCTCGGTGTGGTGGCCTCCGCACATCGGCACCGCCGAGTGGTCGGCGCCGGCGTGGGACTGCTTCACCGTGTGATGGTGGGTCACCGCGAAGAGGCAGGGCGACAGTCCCCGCAGGGTGCAGGGGAGCGTGTCGATCCACGCCAGGTAGGCGGGGTCGCGGTCCCCCTCGAAGAGGTGGCCGCCCTTCGCCCGCAGCCGGGTGCGCCGCGCCAGCCAGGCCCGCGTCTGCAGCCGCTTCCCGCCGGCGCGAAGGCGGGTGTACCGCTTCAGCCAGCCGCCGCGCTTCACCACGGCCCCATGGAGTTCGTGTGGCCGAGCATGACGAGCGGTGGCGGCGCCGGCTTCGGCGGAACTCGCGACTCCCCCGGCAGCCAGATCCCTGCGGCATGGAAGTCCTCGAGGAGCAACTGATCGTAGTCCGTCAGCGCCTCCTCGGCGGCGCCATGCGGCCACGGTGCCGGTGGCTCGACGTCCCCGATGCCGGGCGGCCGGAAGCGATTGATGCTCACGGCGTCAGCTCCCCGTCACGCACGCACCAGCGCTTGTCCACGATGAGGCGATGGGCGCGGATCGCGGCGAAGTCGGTGATCCGCACGGCCCCGTCCTGCAGCCCATAGGATTCGAGGTGCAGTAAGCCGGTGACAGCGGCGGCCAATTCCATGGGCTCGCACTCGACCAGACTGCGCCGTGATACCTGGTCAGCGATGGCGGCGGCGGCGAGGTTGAGGAGCGTCCCTTCGGCATGGTGCAATGTCTGGTAGAGCTTCTGAATGTCCGCGACCGAGAAGGCGAGCGCCGCGCCGATCGTGAGGCTCTTCCCGTCTCGCGTGGTCACCGTCTGCGTCGAGATGTCCACCAGCCGCAGCCGGTTGCTCTGGCGGTACACGACGTCGAGGTACGGAATACGGAGATGGACGCCGGGGCCGAGAACAGCCTGCCGGCGCCCGGCACGCACGCGCAGGCCCTGCTCCCAGGGCATGATGATCACGGCCCACACGAAGAGGCGGCCGAAACGCTCGAGGAGTTGCCAGAGGGTGCTCACGCAGTACCGTCCTTCCGGGGCGCGCCGCGCGTGGCCGCTCCGTGGCCACTTCCGGAACGGTTTCGGACGCGCTTCGGGGATGCGGCGGGGTGTTCTTCCTCTACGCGCGGGTGTTTTCCCGAGGAATCCGATACCTGTACCGGGGAGTCTGTGCCTGCGGTCGTCGGTTCAAGTCCGACCGGTGGCTCTGAGTAACGCGAGGCCCCATCAGTATTTGTGGATGGGGCCTTTGCTGTCTCCCCGGGGCGTTCGTACCTAATTCGCACCTTTCGGGGTATTCCGACGCTGATTCAGTAGCCTCGCAGCCTCTTCCAGCCTGCCCGTCCGTCGCTTCAGATACCTGGCCATCTGCTTGGGGTCCTTGTCCCCGATGAAGTCGAGCGCCAGCTTGGCGTCCTTCGTTTCTTCAAGGACGTCGCCGGCGACCATCTTCCGTAGGCCGTGACTGGCGCGCAGTTCCTTTGGCGTGATTCCGGCGCGTCGCTCAGCCTTGTGGAGGCCATCGATGAATGCGCTGGCCGTATAGGGAGCGTCGGCGCGCCGCTGCCTGTTCTTGGCCTTTCGGGGCGTGTAGAAGACGAACGGGCCGTCGTACCCGTCGTGTTCGCGCCAGTGCCACGCGGTCAGAAGAGCAGCGCGTGTGCCGTCCATCAGCGGCTGTCGCCAACTCCTGCCGAGCTTGTCGGTCGCGGCAGGCCAGTTGATGTAGTCACCATCAATGTCCTCCCACCGGAGGTTCAAGGCCGCATTGATGCGCACACCCTGGTGGCCGAGGAGCGTGGCCACCGCCCATACACGCCAAGTACGCGAGCTGTGCTGGCTCATCACCGCGATCAACTTGTCGTACTGCTCGTCCGTGTACTCCTCCGGCTCTGCGGCCGGATCGTTCTTGGGAACCTTGAACTCATGGTCCGGGACCTTGGTCTCGATGAGACCACGCCCGCGAGCCCAGCGGTACACGCGCTTCACGGTGCGGAGGTGCGATTGAACCTGATTGCTCACGTGGCCGAAGCGGAGGAGGTTGTCCCGGAAGAGGTCCATCTGGCCGAGCGTGACGGACGCGGCTGGTGTTTCGGGGTTGATGAACTGCTCCCACTTCCCCCAGTGCGCAAGGTAGTTGCGTCTGGTCGTCTCCCTCATGCAGTAGAATTCGGCCGTCTTGAATTGCCGCCACAACTCCGCCGTCGTGGATCCCGGCTGAGGTAGTGGTGGGGTGATGCCTTCAGTGAGGCCGAGTACGAACGCCTTCGCCGCAGTCAGTCCCTTTTCGCTCCGTCTGTACCGCTTGGTCCGTCGCGTGCCGTTCGATCTCCACCGGACGATGTACTGGCCGCGTCCCTTGTCATCGACAACCCGCGCGCCTCCGCGCCTCGCGGGGGAGGCATGGACCACCTTGAGCGGAGAGCCTTTGGGCTTCGTCTCCGTCGTCATGCGGCCTCCTGGGCCGCGCGGCGACCGGCTTCGTACGCATCGACGACTGCACGGCGGCAGGGCACGATGATCGTTCGGTACTGGCGATGTCCTCCACGGATGCGGGCGTGTCCGACTTGCTCCCATTCAGGGAAGCGCTCGCGGAGCCACCGCTTGGCCCTCCCGGAGCGCAGCATCGCCGCCGATTCGGAAAGCCACTCGAGGTATTCACGAGCGGCGATCGAGACCTCGTCGACCCTGTGTTGCAGGCTTGTCGCAGCGTCTTCCAGCCCATGTTTACGCAGGGCAGCGACATCACTACGCCACTCTTCGAGCACAGTCTCCAGGTGAGTGTCCTGATGGAGGGCGTACGGCGTGCCGCCCGCAACAGGTGCTGCCCGCTTGCCCGTACTGTTGTCCTTCTTGCCGCTACGTCGTGATCCCGATGCCTGCTGCATTGCTGTGTGTTCCTCGCGACCCGGTGCGACCCCGTAGCGGGGCGGCGCACCGGTCGCTGTGATCGTGTTCCAATCGCTCGTAGCTGTCTGATGTAGCACTCCAGCACCACGCAATTCCGGAAGCCGGTGGAGGCAATCAGGTTCGATGTGCGTGCCTCACACAGATCACGCCGTTACTGGCTGGCCGGCAGTCGATGAGGCAGAAAGCCCGAAGTGCTGCCTAGCGCGCATCACGAGGGCCTCGACCTCGGGACGTGGGGCCAGGAGCACATTCAGCAGGACCTCGCAGTCGCAACCTCCACCGTGCTCCTCCAGCCACTGAATCACCGTGGGCTCGCCGATCTGGTGCTCGCGCAGGTAGCTGCGGGTCACGCGTAGAGTGCCGTCGCAGTCCACTTCCTCGAGGGCCTCGCAGAGACCAAGGAACTCGTCCTCGGAGAGCGGCCCCCCGTCGTGCAACTCCACGAGCGGATGCTCGCTCGAAGTGATGCAGGCTTCGCGCAATGCATCCATCCGCACCGTCGGCCACGCGATCGGTGCCGAGCTGAAGTACGCCTGCGCGCACTCGAGCACCCGTCCATCACAGTATCCCACGTGCTCCTTCAGCCACGGCAGTACCGCGGCCTCATTCAAGTACCGCTTGCGCAGGTACCGTCGTGTGTGCCGCAATGTCCCATCGCACGACGACTTCTTGAGCTTCCGCTCGAGCATATGGAAAATCTCGTGGAACTCCGCCTCGGAAATCGGTGCCGAGGAATCCGCCTCGGCGTGGTCGCAATTCACTTCGTCCGCTTGCCCCGCCACCAGCTCATCTGTGTTCATCGGTACCTCCACAAGGGTGTCTCTGGGAAAGGCTGCAACGATCGGTTGTAGCCACGCACTCGGTCGAGTGCCTTACACCCTGTACAGCTTGGCGGCGGGAAATCCTTACATGTCATATAAGGAACGCGCACGCGTTGAACTGGAGGAATTCCCGCGCGTGCGCGCGTATGCGTCCTCAGTCTCTCCAGGCCGTCTGTGGCGTCCCGCTCTGAAGGGCGTTTGGTGGCGCGGGAAGGGTTCCAGCCACCCCACGGCCCGGAGGATGCGCCAGAGAGCCTCCTGGGGCGCTTGCCGCGCCTCCAGGACGGGATGCTCAAGATGAACCCCGTGGCGCGCAGGGGAGCCTTCCCCTCATCCACAGTGAGCCGGCCGATACCCGACCGAGGATCCCGGGGATTGTGGTCGGCTCGCCTGCGGCAGGCACGTGTTGCTGGACGGCCATGGGGATGGCGGCAGATGCGCTCGGGTGGGCGGCTGGACCGGATGAAGTGCGCCAAGGTCCGCCACTAGGGCGGCGTTGAATCCACCGGACCCGCCGCTTCCTTCTCGCCGCACGCCGCCCTGGCCTTGATCTGTTCCTCGCCGAGTCCTGCGCGATCTCGACCTTCCCCACGCCTGCACCTCCGCGACCAATCGTGCTGCGGGTTCCAATCGCGCACCTGGTCCTGAGGTACGAGGCGTCGGGTAGGCATGCAGAGCTTCGCCGTCCAGCGTTGGCTCCATACCTGGCCGCAGGCCCCCCCGCTGCTTGAAGTACATCGTGATACCCTTTGCATCGCACCGTTGCTTCATGATTCTGGCCCAATCAAGATCGTCCGGACGATGGTGCGGCCCTGACTCCCCGCCGTAGATCACCCAATCGATTCCCTCAAGGCTGAGCGAATCCAACGGGCCGAGCGCCGGCTCGTAGCTGATGAACCTCACAACGGCAGGAATGGAGCGAAGCGTGTCTGCCCGGTGGGCGTACTCGCCGCTTTCTATCGTCACGCCGAGCCACACGTTCGCGTACCCCTCCCCCCAATCCGCGGGGAGACATTCGGTGATGCGGGCTGGGCGCTTCGTGACGATGAGCCAGTCGAGGTTCGGCGTCCGATTGATGAGCGCCCACAGCTTTTCGCGCTCCGGCCCGATGCTCGGGTGCTCGTCGAAGACGTCGCACATTGAACACGCGAATACGCGGCGGCGAACGCCCTCGCGCTCGGCGTTGCCGTTCCACGCCTCGGGCTCGTGCCAATGATGCTCGCCGAAGACACGGCGCTCCGCGTCTGGTCCCCATAGCTTGCGATTGTCCAGCCTCTTCGCGAGACGCTCCGCGTAGCAGTGGGCGCATCCCGCCGAGACCTTCGTGCAGCCCCACACGATGTTGAACGTGTGGTCGCACCACGAGATCCTAGTGTCCTTTGCCATGTGCGTCCCCCCGTGTCAGGTGAGTTGCGGGCGCACTGGTGGGTGGCCACGAGCGCGATCGAGCACCGCGGGAGGTGTTGGGCGACGATTCAATGCCGAACTGGCAGCTTCCGCCTGGCGCGGGAGTTGCGTTGAACGGGCTCGACCCCGGTTTTGGCCGGGGAATGTTCTGCCCCGAGTGGAGGAGTCGGCTTGTCGGACAGCGTGCAGGATCTTGTGGGCTCTCGTTCACGACTGATCTCCGGGTGCGTGGTGTTTCGGTCGCCCATGCCCACGAGGGAGGGTCCTTCGCGGGCGTAGTTGGGACCTCACCCTGTACAGCACGGCGGAGACCTTTCCTTACAGGTGCGCCTGGCAAAGCACCAAGTCGAACCTCGCGTACACGCGCGCACGCGTGCATTCGGCGAACAATTGGTTCCCTGCCAGGCTCCGCATCAATTGCGAGTCATGAGGTCGAGATACCGCACTACGCAGGGCTCTGCGGCGGGTCCGCCGCATTCTGCCGGCGACGTTCCTCCGCAGCCTTGAGCTGGACCTCTACACGCGACCGTATGTCCGGTGCCTTCGAAGTGCGTGGGGTCGATGGCCAGCCACTCCGGGAATCGCTCCTGGAACGTCCAGGCGGGAATGTTGCCGAACCACTCGATGTCACTGACCAGATGTTCGGCGATCAACTTGTTGAGCCGGCGCTGGTCCTCCGGCGAATCCGACTGCATGACGATCACGTCGAACTCCGGGGTATATCGGAGGCTCTAGAGGGCTGGACCAGGCGGGGGCGACGGAGGATGCCTGTGCGGTGGCTGTAGACCCAGCGGATCGGCACGCGCCGCAGGATCCGGTCGTCATCGAGGTCGTGGAAGCTGATGATCGGCGAGTGCGTCCTCAGGAACATGAGCGTCTCCCGGAGCGGCCACTCGAGTTCTTGCGAGAAGTTCCCGAAGCGTCGCCCTGCGGCCTGCGCCGCTTCAACTCGATCGGCGAAGAGCTGCTCTCGCCGCGTCTGGTCGCGCTCCTTCGGCATCATCCGAATAGCGATATCGAGGTCGCCAAGGAACTCGGCATCGGACAGGTAGCTTCCGAACACGCCCATGCGTTCGACGCGGTAGAGGAAGTAGTCGTCCTTGCCAACGCGCTCGGCGCGCGGGAGCAGGGCAGCCAGCGTGCGCTCCGCCGTCCGCCGGCGAATGCGCCTTGCGGCTGCATGTGCCAGGCTCGCGCCCTCGAGTGTGAGAGTCCAGGTATTCGGAAAGGACGCTGCCGCCTTGACGTATCCGGACGCTTCGAGGGCCGCGATCACGACGGCAGCCTTCTGTGGCCCGATGTGGCAGTAGCGACTGACCCGGTATGTCAGATCAGTCGCGCCCCTCACTTGTCGCAGTACCTGTCGGATCTTCAGAATCGGTTGGCCGGCGATCCTCTGATCGGGGCGAATCAGCATCGCGGCCTCTCCTCTGGCGACGGCAGCTCGAGGGATCCCATCAAGTCGGCTCCGCCGCTGGGTGCTGTATCGCCGCGGCCTTGAGGTGCTCCTCGATCGCGAGTCTGATATCGTCAGGCCAGAGCACTTCGAAGTCGCGCGGGTCGATCTTCAACGTCGCACACATTGGTCCGTCTTCGAGCACGTCGCGGGCGATGGCGTCAAGCCGCATCCAGTGGCCGCGGAAGGCGTCTTCTTGCAGGGTCTCGAGGTCCTCGATCCTCCGTCTTAGCTCCGTCCTCCCCTCTGGGCCGGTCTGGCCTGCCATGAGATCGCGTTCGCACTCCAGCGCGGCCTCCAGCGTCTGGAAAAGTGCGTGGCGGTGCAGGACATCCAGGGCGTGGAGAAAGCCGTCCTGGGCCGCCAGGAGTAGTTCATGGAGTACTCGCTTACACGTGTCGGGTCTTTGCAACAGGGGCCAGGCCGGCAACCGCTGCTGGAGAAGCTCGTCCATGTTGTCGGCGTACGTTTCGAAGTCTTCCTCGAGGCACTCCGCGATCACCGCATTCAGGCGCTCCCAATCCTCACGCTCGACGGTCCCGAGGACGATCATCGCGCCGTGCCCGGCAAGCGCACGAGCAGATGCTGTTCGGGAGCAACGTTGCTGTCGGGGTCTTCGCGGTCCCGCGGCGTCATGGTTGGTCAGGCCCCGATATCGACGACGATGCAGCCATGCGCCTGATCCTGCTGGATCTTGTTCGGCTTCGCGGGCAGACGGCGCAGCATGGCGTCCCCCACTTCTCCGAAGGGCAGCAGCAGCCGCATCGGGCCGCGTTGCTGGGCAATGCGGTGAAGCATCCACACGGCGATAGACGAGAGGTTTGAGCTGTCGGCTTCGACAACCGCCCGAAGATCGAGGGTCACGGGCTGGGGCCCATCCGGGGTGGCATCGAGTCGTTCAAGCGCCCGAAGTGCCATGGAGAATGCCTTGAGCCCGGTGAGCGAGCCCGCGAAGGCCGCCCTCGGTGGGACCGCGGTGTCGATGATGCGCAGAGAGCCTCGGTCGTCGCCGGGCCAGGGTTCGTCTATGCGAGAGTCGGTCATCGGGTAGGCGGTCTCCAAGAGCATCGGATTGCGAGCTGCAGGTTGGGGGACGTGGTCAGCATAGGGTGGCACTGTGTAGCTCCTCGGGTTATGTATGAGCCAGCCAGAAACGAACACAGCCAGACAATAACACAACCAGAACATAACAGGTTCCTCGAACTGGTCAAGGGGGTGGGGTGGCGACATCAAACGACGCAGACCTGCGTGGTCGCCTCCGCCAGGCCAAGGGGGACATGACGCTCCGGGAAGTTGCTGCATCCGTGGGCTGCTCTCACTTCGTGATTTGGCGGGTGTTGGAGGGCGAAACGGTCCGTCGAGCGTCGGCGGCGAAGATCGAAGCGTGGCTGGACCGACCGAAGGAGGTGCACGCCGCTCAGGATCTGCGGAGGGCGCTACAGCGGGTCGTCGGGCGGCTCGGACGCCGGGCAGCCCGTCAGGTCGAGGTGGAGGTGGGTGAGGTGGTCACGAAGGCGTTCAAGGCCGCCGGTGAGGAGCCGCCTGCGTGGGTGGCCGGATTGGGGAAGAAGCAAGTGTAGTAGGGCGGAGGCGATCGACGTGCCGGGCGTGCCAGATGGAGGTACAGGCGTCCGATTTGACAAGAATGAATTGCTAAGGACATGGCGGGGACCTGAGCGCCCCACGCGTGTTGGTGAGGAGGTACAGGTCACGGACCCGGCGCACTCCGGTACGCAATCGGTGCACGTGCATGTGCTCGCCGGGGCGAGTGTGATGGAGTTGCCGGCGGTAACCGCTCGGACTGTTCGGGGCGTCCGGCGTGGTGTTCGAAAGCCCCTCTAGGTTCGACGTCAATCCATCAGAGGGGCGTTTGCGGGAGCGTGGTTCGGCTAGGGGGTGCTTCTCGCAAGTACGTGGTGTCCTGGCAATTGCAGCTGCTGGGCGAGCCGAAAACTGCGTGTTCTGCGTTGCTGGGTGGTGGGTGTCTGCCGCGTATCTTCTTATCCCCCAACGGCTTTCATGGCCGCCGTTGACATGGCGTGATCCTCGCTCATCCCCTGTCCGCCAATCAGGGGCGAGCTCCCAATCCTCTGCCGTGCAAGAACTTGCAGCCCGCGCAATGGTGGCCAGGCGATTCGCAGGTTACCCACCCTATGCCTATCCACCTGAGTGGCTCTGACATCGCCGTCTTGGAGGCCCAGGCGTACACCGGGGGGGGTATGCGGTCCTGACAATCGGGAAAGTGGGGCGCGCGCTCGTAGCTCTGGGCGATAACGGACGAAAATTCTCGGCTTACCCACCTGGGTGCGGCTGTTCTGCTCGCGCCCCGGGTGGCTATCCGCCTCGTCAAGTTGCATCGCCATGGTAGCCAGTTGACGGTGGGGTTAATCTGGATTGACTTTCGGTAACGCCCTTGCTATGATTCGGTGGCTCTTCGGGGCCAGCTCTTTGAAAAGGTGCATGCGGGGTTATGAATCGCCTCCGGTCGCAGTGATTCTAGTTGCGGCAAGGTGTTCGTGACTGGTGGTACTCGTGGCTGTGTTGCCGCCCGTTGCGCTGTGCGCGCGTTTGCCAATCGACGATGGTCGTCCCAGGAGCCCTTGGGGGTTGTGTTGGATGTCAGTCGATGCAGGCCGGCGCGTTAAGCGTTGACGACACGTTGTCAGCGCTTATCAGTGGGGACACGCCAGGTGGCGTGCCTGTGTTTCGGACCTTTTCACGGAAGGAGGTGATTCTGATGTGCTTGGACCCGCATGCAGTGGCCAAGATCCGGGCTCGCGTGTTGCTCATCGATTTGGAGCAACTGCTGCTCGCGATGCAGGCCAGGAATGCGGGCGTCTCGAGTGTCGACCTGACCGTGCTCTGCGTGCTTGAGCAGCGGCTCGGTTGGTGCGATGAGTGCAGCTCGCGGCAACGCTCGAAGCGACTGCTTTGGTGGGTGTTGAAGCAGGCAGCTGAGCTGTTGATCCGGGCGATCGGGACGTCCCTCTGCTACTTGCGTGCGCGCCTTCTCGCGCACCGGAGAATAGATGACGCTTGGGAACGCGATCAGACGCCTGCGTGCTGCGGGTGGATGGTCCCAGAAGGACTTCGCACGGCGGCTTGAGATCTCGCCGTCCTACCTCTCGCTGATCGAGACGGACAGACGAGAGCCTGCCCTCCCGCTCGTGCGGAGGATCGCCGACGCGTTGGGGTTGCCTGCGACGATCCTGTTCGCCGCCGCTCTAGGAGGGGGCGCGGCACGCGGCACGATTGGTGAAGAGTATGACATAGCGCTCGATCGCCTTGTCGAGGTCGCCGGACTGAATCTCGTTCAGGCACAGCTGGATTTCGGCGGTGGCAACTAGTTCTGCAGCGGTCTCGAAGCTCGCCACGACTCTGTCGGTCAGTCCGCACGCACTAACCAGCATCCTGGCCCAACCCTGGCGGTTGTACCACGTCGTAACCATTCCCAAGAGTGACGGCTCTGCTCGGCGACTGCGCGTACCGGGTGACGACTTGAAGACTCTCCAGCGCGCGGTTCTCCGCACGATTCTGGACGGCATCGACGACCACCCCGCGAACCACTGTCGCCGAGGCCAATCCGTCATATCCAACGCAAACGTCCATCTCCACAGTGCGCATGGCTCATCGTACGACATTGCGGATTGCTTCCCTAACACGACTCCAGCCATGGTCCGACGTGCACTTCGCGCGTGGCGTGTCGATGCGGATCTTGTGGCCCCCATCACCAGCATCTGCACGCTTCGCAAGGAGCTTCCCCAGGGGGCACCGACCAGCCCGGCGCTGCTAAGCGCAGTGCTCCGGCCGCTCGACGAGGCTCTCACGCAAGAAGCTGCGCGACAGGGCCTTCACTACACGCGATATATGGATGACCTGTTCGTGTCAGGAGGGAGGAGAGCCGGATCGTTCGAACCATACGTTCATCGAGCGGTGACGGGCTTGGGTTATGATCTCGCGGACCGCAAGACGCGGCATTGGGGCCCTGGCTCTCGCCCGACCCTACTCGGGATTGTGCTGGACACTACGCCGAGTCCACGCCCCGAGTATGTGGAGGAAGTTGTCCGGCTGGTGGCAACTGTGACCCGGAGCCCGCGGTCAGCGACCAGAAAGGACATCGCTCGGCTCAAAGGCCGTGTCGCATGGATTGGGGCTCTGTGGCCGCGAAAGGGCCGCGAGCTTCTCACACAGTTGGCTAACGCAGGGCTTTAGCTGCTGGTGCCCTCTCTGGATCGGAGGCGACCACTCTCGATGGTGTCCCTGTTGAGGGGGAATTGCCTGTAGCCATCACACTTACGCTCGAACTTCACCGCCTCAAGGCCACGAGACACGTTCAGCATCCCGCACACACGCCCGTCGTGGAGCGGACAGCACACCGTTAGCATCACGCTCGCCATCGGCGGGCGGAACCGCTGCTCGATGACCAGCACGCGCAGTTGGTCCTTCTCGCCCTCCGGCTACTTGCAGAAGGCTGATCACCAGCCGCCCACCTCCTTCCACGGCCTGGACGCCTACCGTCGAGATTGCTTGCGTGCGCGCCCGACGTTCGAGGAACTCCACCTGTAAGGATCTAGGTCCGTCCGGCGGTACTGGGTAGACGGGCGCAGTCGAGCTGCGCCCCCAACCAGGAGCCTGCCACATGATTCCGCACTACCGCCCCAATAGGGAATACGGGCACTTCGTCGCCATCACGGGAAACACCGTCCGGCTCGTGAGCACCCCCGACCACCGTTTCGCACTCTGGCTCGAGATCCCGGACCAAGCACTGGTCGCGGAGCTTCGCACGTACACCCGCCTGGCCGACGCCTTCACCGCCTTCGGAAACCTGATCGAGAACAGCTACCCCGGGGGGTCGGTTCTATGACCGAGCATGGGACGATTGCGGAGGCTGTGGGGGTCGCGGGCGGCGGATTGCCCGGGGGTGGTTCGTGTCCAGGCCCATGAGGGAGAGGAAGACTGGGGTGTAAGGGTTTGTCGCCGTCGAGATGTAATAGCATGAGGCCATCGATGCGTCGGTGGACAGTGGGGCTGGACCAATGTTGGAGAACGATCACACACACAAGGAGCAGGACAATGACGGCACCGCAGGAGCAGGGCACCGAGGAGATCGATCACAATCACGCACGGAGCACCACAACCATGACGGTATCGCCGGAGCAGGGCACTGCAGCGTGGGAGGCAATCGTGAACGACATGGACGCTCACATTGAAGTCCTTGTCGAGCGGGGATTCTCCGACCGAGACGAGGTGATCAGCGACGTACTCGAGGCCGCCTATCGTAGCATCGGCGATTCTGTGCAGGGCAAACTCTCTGAACCGGAAGCCCGGATTCACTTCATCGCCGAGCTGCTGTCTCGCGTCCCTCAGCCTGCCGAGTCGATGCGGTCGCTGGTCGAGCACCGCGTGGACGCCGCCTTCGCGGCGCAGGTCATTGAGGAGGGTACCTGGCCGGCCGTTACGGACAACGACTGCCTCAACAGTGCGTTCGAAGACCTGGAGGCACGGGGCATTCTTGCTCGGCAGGACTTCATGGACTGCCCGAACTGCGCTCACAACGCGCTGATGGAGGAGGCGGAGGAACTGCAGAAGGAGGGTGCTGAGGTTCGCGGATTCGTGTTCTACGACTGGGACAACACGGAAGAAGCCATGAACGGGAATGGCGTGTGCCTCTGGTTTGGCTCCACTCGGGAGGCTGGTTCTACAAAGCGCACGATTGGACGAGAGGTCGTCGAAGTGCTCCAGGCAACTGGCCTTTGCCCCATCTGGTCCGGTAGCCCCGACGAGACGATCGAGGTGCCCATGGTATGGCAGCGGCGGGTGGTCTCGCAGCCCTACTGCCCTGACATCCACGCGACCCCGGATGCCGTCGCACGAGCGAGGTGCGTATTTCGGACCATGACGGACACCGATTTGGACGGATGTCGGACAAGCTGACGGGCAAGCAACCTCCAGGCATGAGCACACGAAGGCGAGGCTGGCCGAGCAGAAGTGAAATGCCGGCCAGCCGCGCCGTCATGACCCCGAAGCCCCCGCCCACGGCCGCCAGTCGTGAACCGCCCAGCCGGACCCGCAGGAGCCCGCCGTCAAAGTGGTCCCACGCGTACGCACGCGTGTGCGTGGGATTGACGCGAGCCCTAGCCTCACGTACGCGCGGTAAGGTATTCGGCCCCACGTGCTGTATAGGGTGGCCACTACACGGGGGTTCACATGGCAGTGAAGGTCGATGGCGCAATGGTGATGCAACAACTCGGGTATCTGACCCGGATGACCGAGCTCCGGCATCGCCCGCGCGAGTTCTACATCTACAAGCCGTACAAGGATGGAAGCGGTACGGCGCTCAAGGTCCAGCTCCGCCTAGTGCCCACGTTCCACGAGAAGGGGTGGGTGACCGACGTCGACGGGGGGTTGTTCCTGGAGCTGGCAGCCCAGTTGCCGGCCAAGGGTGCGGACGGGTTCGCACGGTTTGCGTGGGATGGCAATACCAAGGTCGTGGCGAAGCTCGGGGTGCCGGACATCACCGCCATCCTGGTGGGTATTCGCGAGGTCCGCTTTCGCGGCAAGCCCACGCCCAAGTCCACGCGCACCAAGAAGGACGAGATCGGAACGACCGTCAGCCTCTTTCACAAATTCGGCGAGAGCAGCACCGGCATCGCCCTCAACTTCTCCGCGGACAACACCGAGATCCTCGTCAGCAAGTCGAAGGAGCTACGGCGGGGCATCAAGCTGACGCTGCCCGAAGAACTCGCGTTCGAGTCGTATCTCCGCAAAGCACTGGATGCTTTTCAGGAGGTGGATGCATGATCGACTCCACGTGTCGAGCGAGCAGCACGAGTCGACTGTCGTATGACGAGTCGAAAGCCAACGTCAAGAGCATCCCGACCTTGCAGGTGGTCCGCGCCTTGGGGCTCAAGCAGGCCGTGGGAGGTGAGCAGATGAAATACGAGTGCCCGAAGCACCACGGCGGGTCGCTCCATGTCTACGCCACGAACGCCTACTGCTACGGGGGGTGCGGGTCGATGGACAACATCGATCTGGTTCGGGCCGTTCACGGCTGTGATTACAGCACTGCCGTTCGCTGGCTGCATGACGAGTTCCCGGAGACGTGCCAGGTGGGCTACCAGCCTGCCACCAAGCCCGCGCGCCTCGCGGTCGACGTCGAGTTGCAGCGGAAGGTATTCGAGCGCCTCGTCGAGCGTACGGAGCTGACTGGCACTGGTCGCCGCTACCTGCACTCAAGGGGTCTGGATCCTGACCGGGCCGCGCGCACGGGAGGCTTTCGCTCGGTGGACGCCCACAGCTGGTGGGGTCTTCGCGATGACCTCGATCGCCGATTTGGGTCATCGGACGTGGTTGGGGCAGGGCTTGGCGGGCTAGGTCGTTTCACCAACAAGACGGCGTGGCCTGTGCCCGTGGATGTACTCGTTATTCCCTACGTGGGGCTCGACGCCCGCCTCATCACCTGCCGGTTCCGTTGCATCAGCGACGGGGACTTCGGCCGCAAGTACCACAGCTACCCAGGGACTGGCGTTCCCGCCTTGCCCTTCGGGGCCAATCTCACGGTGCCCGAGTGCAGTGGACGGATCGTACACGTCTGTGAAGGTGAACTGGACGCGTGGACGCTTATGAGTGAGTACGACCAGCTGGCGATTGGTGCTCCTGGCGCGCAAGTCGTGTCGTCCTCGTGGTTCAAACACCTCGTCCGGTGTGCTGGCGTCGTCATCTGGTGCGATGGAGACGAGGCCGGATCGGCGTTCGGCGATCGCGTCGATGAGGCGCTGTTGAAGGGTGTGGGGCGAACCTGGTGGCGAAGCCGGCGCGTTACTCGGGAGACGCTCCCGCACGGATTCGATGTCAACGCGCTGCACTGCAGCGACAGCGCCGCGCTGGGCAATCGCATCGGCCGGCGGTCGTGACCCCCATGACCATCGATTTCGAGTCCGCAACGGTCCCTGTCGAACACGCCCAGGCCGAGCAGGCGAGTGTCCCCCGCAAGCTCAAGATCTTTCAGCTCCTGGACGAGCGCGACTTGGATCAGCTGCCCGCCCCGACGTGGCTGATTGAGAACATGATCCCCGAGGATTCGCTCGCGGTGCTCGTTGGCGAGCCAGCGGTCGGGAAGTCCTTCCTCGCAATCGATGCCGCCCTCTGCGTGGCCACCGGCCGGCCATTCCTGGGTCGCCCGGTCATGACGGGCCAGGTCGTCTATGTTGTGGGGGAGTCGGCCCGCGGATTCAAGAAGCGGCTCCGCGCCTGGACGCACGAGCGCGGCCTAGTGGCCGGGGCCAACTTCTTCTTTCTCCGTGAGCCGGTTCAGGTTCTCGAGCCCAGCCATGTGCTTGGTCTGATTGAGTTGCTGAAGGGGCGGAAGATCCGCCCGAAACTGGTGGTTCTGGACACGCTCGCTCGGTGCTTCAATGGCGGAGACGAGAACAGCTCGGCCGACATGAGCAAACTCGTGGCGGCCGCTGACGAGATCCGGAGGGCAACCGGTGCCACGATCCTCTTTGTGCATCACCCGACAAAATCCGGCAATCAGGAGCGGGGCCACAGCGCTCTCCGCGGCGCTGCTGACACCATGCTGTGGTTGGAGAAGATGAACGGTGGACTCGTGCTCGAGTGCGTCAAGCAAAAGGACGATGAACCGTTCGGACCTGTAAGCGTATGGCTCAAGCCCGCACTTGATTCGTGCGTTGTCGAACTCGCCGGCTCGGGGGTGCCGGCGAAAAGGACGTCGCGCGCAGCTGGTGTGAAACCCGAGCCCTGCTTGGATGCGCTCAAGGTAGTCGAGGGAACCGCCGGGGCTACCTGGTCCGAGTGGCAGTCCAGTTGCCAGATTGCGGAGTCCACGTTTAACCACCATCTGAAGCGCCTGCTCCGCAACAAGCTTGTGGTCAAGGATCCGGGGTCAAAGCGGTACTCGACCGTCAAGGAACCTCGTTAGTCAACAGCCCACAGGGTGATTCGCATTTGCAGGGGGTCACCCCAAAGGGATACCGGTCTGCATCACCAAGTGCTCGTGAGCCTGGTATCGATTTCCCTCAAGGGAGCTTCCGCTGGAGACGAATCACCGTGAGGGATAGTCCAGGCTGCATCACCAACTGGACGTTGAAACAGCAGATTCATGCCGCGATCACATTGCGTCGGTGGACCATCCCTTACGGCGGGTTGTTTCAACGACTGCTCCCTTATGGCGGGTTCGTGTCAACAATTGCTCCCTTGCGGCGGGTTGTTTCAACGACCGCTCCCTTTAGGGGCAATCGTAACATTCCTTATATACCTACCAAATCAACTACCACACTCCCACCCGTTAGGGTGGAGTGTAGTGGTAGTAGTAGTAGAAGTGGTGGTCATCATCGACCATCGACCTGCTGTAGCCCACGCCACCCGGTCGAACCCGACAGCGCCCGCGCAACCGCCCGCCCCCTCACGGCCCTGGTCGCCAGGCCGGCAATGTGCGGGGGTGGATCCGTCCAGTCGAAACTCAGGTGTAAGGTTTCGGCCTCCTCGAGATGTATTGGGTATGGACTACAGGACCGATGAACTGAACACCAACGAGGAGCCACACATGTCTAGCACCTCAATGCAGGGCACCACGACCGAGGCCGTCGTGGCCATCAAGGACTGGCTCGCGGAGCCGACGAGCGTGATCGACGAGCCGATGGCCCAGGCGCTCCGGGACCTAGCCGACGAGATCGTCCTTGCAGGGCGCACGAAGGAGCTTCCCGAGTGCCTTCTGACCGCCGAGCGGACGTTGGTGCGTGGCTTTGTGCCCACGCTCGGTGAGCTGTGCTACCTGGGCGAGAAGTACTTGGTGCATAAGAGCGCCCTTGAAAGTCGCGTTCCCACGAGTGACGCGGAAAGCACGGGAGACAGTGTGGACCTCGAATACTGCGTGACGCGCCTACGCATTCTCGAGGCGCACGTCGGACGTTCCCAACTGGAGCTAGTCAGATGGTTCCTCGATAGTCGTGACGGAGAAGTGTCGCACGCGGTGCGGTTGGGTGACTTCCCTCCTAACTACCTCACGGGCGAAAGGCGCACGCCCATTCCGGACTTCGGTCCGACCGTTGGGGAATTGCAGTGTCTGGCTCAGGAGTATCTCAGTGAGATGTACCGAGATGACGAATACTGGATCATGTGTCAGACCGTGGGCTCGAACGATTGGAAGTACGTGAAATACTACGGAGCGCGACTCGATGCGATTGAAGTGGTTCTTGGCACGACCGAGTTTACCTCGGTACTCGCGCCAGTGCACGAGCGGTGGCGGACGCACCTGCGTGCGACCGAGGAGGAGATGCGTGAAGTACGTGAAGCAGAACGCAACGACGCGAACAACGCTGATGCCGAGATGGCGTTGAGCGGATCCGGCAACGAGGATATCGGGGACGCCTACCCGTTCTAGGTGCTGCCAGGATGACAACCCTACCAGCAGGATCTGCGGCCATGTCTGCATATGTCTGCGCCTGACGAATCTAGGCGGCAGGTGCAGCAGCTGGCGTTCCGCGACGATACCGTCGGCGTGATTGCGGCAGATCGGGGAGCCCGGATCTGACCACGCGGAGCCGCGGCCGCCGCAAGCCCCAAGGCGCTGACCCCACGCTTGCGTTGGGCTACATCAGGGTGAGCCGTGAGGAACAGGTGCGCGAGGGCGTCAGCCTCGACGCCCAGCGCGACCGCGTCGCCGCCTACGCGATCGCCAAGGGTCTGACACTGGTGGATGTGATCGCCGATGAGGGGCTCTCCGGCAAGGACACAAATCGGCCTGGCCTTCAAGACCTGTTAGCCCGCTGCGAGCGCGGGGAGGCCAAGCACGTCATCGTCTGGAAGCTCGATCGACTAACTCGCCGGACCCGGCACCTGCTCGGCCTGGTTGAGGACTTGTTCATTGACGACGGCATCGAGCTGCATTCCGTCTCGGAGTCGCTCGACACGTCGACACCGCACGGCCGGTTCGTCCTGACACTATTCGGGGGTCTCGCGCAGATGGAGCGTGAGCTTATCGTCGAGCGGACGCGGTCCGCGCTGGCGTTCAAACGCGAGCAGGGGCAGCCAACGAGTCACCCGCCGCTCGGCTTCATGTCGACGGGAAAGCGGAGCAGGATGACTCCGGTGCCGGCGGAGCTAGCCGTCGTGGAGCGCATCCTCTTCTTGTGGCGGCAGGGTAAGACGTTCGCCGCCATCGCTGCCACGCTCGATGCGGAAGGGGCAAGGACGAAGCGGGGCCGCTCCTGGCACGCGTCGACGGTCTGGAACGTGGTCCAGCGACGGCAAGTGTACGTCGATGCTCAGAAGGCGTCGTAGGCGCACGGCATCCAAGCCCGTCCGGGCGTGTATGAAGTTGAATCGGCCCCTCGGCCCGGGCGGAGACGCGAACGGGGCACTGCGACGCACTTGATGAGCTGCTCTCTCTGGCGGATCGTGTGCCTTCCTCATAGCATAGTGGCATGTCCACGTGCGTCGGTTGCAGCCAGGAGGTAGAGGTCTCGGCTGCCTTCTGTCCGCGGTGCGGCACGCCCAATCCTGACGCCAAGAGCATCCCGACCCGGAACAGCGACGAGATTGCGGAGCACATCCCAGTGGACGACCTGCGCGTGGACCTTCAGTCCGCGCTCGGGGCCGACTTCACAGTGGAACGGCCCTTGGGGGAGGGCGGGTTCGCCATCGTGTTCCTGGTGCAGGACAAGAAGCTCTCGCGCCGCATCGCGGTGAAGGTGCTCCGGCCGGAGTTGACGGCGAGCCACTCGGGCGTCCGCCGCTTCGTGCGCGAGGCCGAGTCTGTCGCGAGCCTCAATCACCCGCACATTCTCCCGATCTTCTTCGTTGGCCAGGGAAAGGGACTGGTCTACTTCGGCATGCCCTTGGTGGACGGTGAGTCTCTCGACGCCGTCCTAGCTCGCGAGGGGCAGCTGGCGGAGGTCGAGGTCGTTCGGTTGGGGAGCGCCGTGGCCGACGCGCTGGGGGAGGCGCACGCGAACGGACTCGTCCACCGGGACGTCAAGCCGGCGAACATCCTGCTCCAGGGGAGCGGACGCCGCCCGCTGGTCACGGACTTCGGCATCGCCAAGGCGGCGAAGGGCGCCGACGACAAGCTGACGGGCACCGGCGTCGTGATCGGCTCACCACACTACATGAGCCCCGAACAGGCTGGCGGGTCATCGGACATCGACCATCGAAGTGACATCTACTCTCTCGGCATCATGCTGTGGCAGATGCTGGCCGGATCGCTCCCGTTCGATGCGCCAGATACCCGCAGCATCCTCATGCAGCACCTGACGCAGCCGCTGCCTTCGCTGCGGGAACGCCGGCCGTCCGTGCGTGCGGAATTGATGCGCGTCGTCGAGCGCTGCACCGCCAAGGCGCGCGAGGACCGATATCAGACTGCGGCCGAGGTCGCGGAGGCCCTGCGTGCGGCGGCGACTCGGGAGATGACGCAACCTCCTCGTCGCAGACGATGGGTGCCGCTTGTGGCGACTGCCGTAGTGGCTGTGGTAGCAGTCGCTGTCGGCATCGCGGTGCTGCAATCCGTCCGGCGGCATGGCCCCATCGAGCCGACACGCTCCGCGGCCACCGCCGGCGGCAGCACCCGGATCACAGCTCCTGTCATCGCGGTATTGCCCTTCGAGGTGGCCGGCGCACGCGACTCTGCGGAGATGAGCCGGACCGCTTCCCGCCTGCTTACCAAGGCCCTCGCGACTGGGCTTGGCGTTGCTACTGTGGACGTGAACCGCTTCTTGAGCCTGTGGGCTTCGGAGCGACACAGTCTCGCCGCGCCCCTCGACTCGAATGCGGCATTCGCCTACCAACAGGGCGCCAATCAGTTGGTGTTTGGCAGTTCAGTCCAAGTGGGAACGCAGGTCAGGTTGTCCGTTGACATCTACGACACGCGCGATCTCGCGTCGCTCGGCCAGGCCGAACTGACAGGGAATCCGGACAGTCTTTTTGTGCTGGTGGACCGACTCGCCAACGACGTGGCCACCGTCTTCTGCAAGCGCCCGGCCTTCAACCCGCGCAATCTGTGTTTCGACGTTGCCGCAAGGCCGGTCCAGCCAATTGTCGTAGCCTACGCCGGCCACCCGCCGTCTCCGGCACTGAAGGTCTCCGTCCGCGTCACGCGCGACGGCGCATACGCCGACGTGGAGCCAGGGTCTACTCCTCCAGACGTGCTGGCTGCGGCCTTGCCAGTGCTGGCGGCAGCCCGGTTCCAAGCGGCGCGAAAGGACGGTAGGACGGTGGACGCGTGGACTGAGACGGAGATCACTGTCCGGGCGCCGGAGGCGAGCCCGGCTCCGTCGACACCAGTGCCATATGCAGGGGCGTCAGGCGCCATCTCGCTGGGGACGCGGCCGGTCTCCACGATCTATGTGAATGGCATCGCGCGCGGTTCTCGCCTGAATCGGGCTGAAGTACCTGCGGGGAGGGTTCGGCTGACGTTCCAGGTGCAGGATTCTACAGGCATGTGGTGGGCGGAGCCCCGGGAGATCACGGTGCGTCCGAACACGGTCACAGTCCTCGGCTACATCCCGCTAGTGCGGCCCGGATCTGTCGGCAGGCTACAGCAGCCATGAAACGTCTCGTCGCACTGTTCGGCCTGGCGATGCTCGGCCCCCTGGAGCTTCAGGCACAGGCTGGCCCGGGTGCTATGATCAGCCAGGCGCGGCAGTACCTCGACGAATTCCGGCCCGATTCGGCGTCCGTCCTGCTTGAGCGCGCCCTGAACCCATGGTCTGGGGCCAACTCCGCGCAGCGGGTGCGCGCCTGGGTGCTCTACGGAATCACCCAGCTATCGCTCAACAACCAGACAGCGGCTCGGGCCGCCTTTCGGGAGGCCCTGCAACGCAGCCCAGACGAGAGGGTGGACAGTCTCGAGTTCTTGGAACCGGACAATCTGCTCCGAGTCTTCAATGCCGAACGGAGCGCACTGGGACCTTCCCAGGCCGCGTCGCCGGAGGCCCCATCGGTGGGCTATCTCTCCCTCACGACGCGTCCGGTCTCGACCGTCTACGTGAACGGGACGCAGCACGTCGGTCCCGTTCGCGGCCTCGAAGTCCCCGCAGGGTTCGTGAAGCTCAGCTTCCGCGTTGAGGACTCGACGGGAATGTGGTGGGCTCATCAGGTTGCGGTCTCCATTAACCCCGGCCGCTTCACAACGTACGCCATTTCCCTGAGGCGGCCGCGAAGCTGCGTTGGCCCGGTCGATCGCCTCGGCCTCGATCCGAGGTCGCTTTCCCTACCACAGGGCTCTCGGGCACAGATCGCCGTGGGCGCCCAGGGATCGGGCTGCCTGCCTGATTCTGTCGTCTGGACCTCCGGGAATGTGAACGTCGCGCGCGTGGATGCTGATGGATGGGTGACGGCGACCGGACAGGGCGTCGCCGTGATCACGGCCGGAACACGGGCTGTACGCGGCCGCCGAACCGGCGCACAGGCTCAGGCCGTGGTCAACGTGGTACCGAAGCCCCGGTAACGCACTCCTGTCCGCCACTACTCGCTGCGCTTCCCACGTCCTTAACCCCATTCAGAGGTCAGGAATAGCGCGAAACGGCAAAGAGTCGGACTTCCAAGGAGTTCCGAGCGTCGGATGCCGGACTCCAACGCCAGGCTTACCGTAGTCTGCCGGGAGAAACGGTAGCCCTTGCCGCAGCGCCCGCCGCGGCGTTGTGACAGTTCGCGGCCATCCACGCCCGAGCGGGAGTGTATGCAGGCGCACCGGACGCCTCCAACGAACTAGGGGTCCGCGCAGTGCGCCGAGAGGATCTCTGATAAGTTGGGCTGTCTTCTGTGCACTTCCACACGTACGTGGCGAACTGAATCACCGCAGGCGACCAGCCCGCGCAACCACTCTTGGCGGTGGTCGTCAGAGCCTTCGGAAATTCGCTGGCAATAGGGGGTGATGAGGGTGAGGGGGCGTTCGTGCCGCAGCGGGCATCCTGCGTCGTTCACGGGCCATCCACAGTTCACCTGCGCTGGCCGGAGTCTGTACAAGGATGCCGAGAATCGCCGACCAATAGCCCT